CTATCGGCCAACATGCCGAAGTGGTGGTCGCCTATCATGTACATAGCAAGGTAATCAGTATCAACCTCGTTAGGCGGCTTTAATGGCTGTTTAAAGCCTTCCAGATCTTCCTTCATGCCTTCCATCATGGCATCGAGCTTTTGCTGCATACTGCGCTTTTCAGGCTCTTGAATGACCCACTGCAATGCTATAGAGCCATCTTCCTTGTAAGCTGTAGAAACTCTTTTAGCCTCAAAACCTTCCATCGTTTGCCGGTTGACATCCCTGTGAGGGGCAACACCCTGAGAGGCTGCTCTTATCTCCAATGATTTAATGGCTTTATCAATCGTCCTTGAATTGATACTTAAAACCTTTGCTGCTTTCCTGTGTGAGCCGTGAGTGATGATAGCGTCAAGCATCTCCCTTTGTCGGTCAGTGGTTACAAAGTCGTACAATAATCTATGGTCAATATGAGCCATGTTATTTGTCCTGTTTTCGTTTTAGTTCGGTGTACTCATTGTACTGGGGCAAGGATAAAAACACATCTCTTTCAGAAGCCCACTGATACACCTGATCCATGAAGTAAACCATCTCCCCCTTAGTCAGCTTTGACGAACTCCTGACTTGGTTTAACAGTTCCGTTTGACCTACCTTAATATCTTGAGTGCCTAAGAACTTGCTTTTCATCATCCACTTAACGCCATCTGGCGTAGCGTCATGAATCTTCTTTATGAAAACGTCCGACATCTCCTTGCACCAGATATGAAACAAAGCATTCTGGCTTAGGGTTCTTGGGTTATCGTACTGCTCAAATTTTAAACAGAGAGGCTGTGTGTAGTCCCAGCCTTCCAGTCTTTTAAGAATAAACGGAAGCCGTTTCTCAAGTTCTACTTTGTCTTTAACAATAACAAAATCGCCTTGGCTCATGTCAGCTTCTTCCTTAGCCAAGCATCTGACATCTTTTGTTCGTGAGTTTCCAGACGGTGAATATGCTCTTGAGCCACTACCCCATTTCTTACATAGTAATACTGAGACTTGGTACCACTAACTTCCCTGTCGGTTAAGAATGGTTTGTTGCGCATTCTGCTGTGCATGGTCTTGTTGTTTACGCCGATGATCTCAGACACTTCGCGCAACGTATAAAACCTTCCTGTTATCAGGTTTTCGTGTTCACCTTTAAACTCGTACTTTGTCGGCTGTTTACCACTTAACCTTCTATCCATTCTGCATTGCTCCGTCGAAATAATAGCCTCTTGTCGTCAAGTAATACTCCTTCATCGCAACCTGATCTTCTGGGTCGAGCCATGTGATGTCGGTCAGGCTCTCATCAATCGTCCTTGCCCTTATGCTGTTGGTCTTGATCGACTTTGCCATTGGGCTTGAACCGCCTTGGTTCTGCGCTCGCGCAAGCCAGCTATTCACAAATCGTTTAATACCAGTCTTGGTCTTTCGTCTGGTAGGGTTAGCGTCCAGCCAAGACTCCATAGCTAAAAGTTCCTTGTGTACATTGACAGCCTGATAAGCTCGCTGCCATTGTATGATGTCGCCTTCTTCTGGCTCCCATGTTTCATTCTTTATTAGCTTCATGTTAATCCCCAAATGCTAATTGATATAAGTGCTTCTCAATATTTGCCATAAATAAAGACATTGGCTTTAGATCATGGTACTTCTTCTTGCCGCCATCTTCTCGCTCTATCAGCCCATCAGAGTTCTGGCCCTTTCTCTTTATCTCACAAGTCGCCCAGTAGTCTTCTTTACTGCACCACCCCATAAACTGAACCTTCGTTGCCAGCTTCTCACCCTTTGGGATTAAGACGCTTGCAAAGATGTAATAATGGCAGGGGTAATCTTTCTGGTAAAGGTTGACATGAGTATCGTAACTAGCTTGACAATCAACAGTCCTTTGCTTGGCCTTTAGGTCAACAGTTGCTTTGCCTATCTTGAAATCAAAGTGAAAGCTAGTTGCTGCCGTGTAGTCGTACTCAAGGTATTGCTCATCAAGAAGGTCTTTAAACATCAACTCAGCTAGGTTGCCAGCGTATTGACCAGAACCATTATCCAACATTGTCTTGCCGTTAAATGCTTTGTTGGTCGCCATCTCCATTGCTTTTTGGTGATTAGCTTTATTGGGAATAAGTACCATGTGAACCTCCTACAGTTCTAGTTTAATCTTTTACTAAGTATATTCCATGCTTTTGCTGCTGTTTGTGGTACTACTCCGTTTCCCAAGAGTCTAAGCCTGTCCACCCTGTCGGCACACCCATCAACCACTCGACCCACTCTGGGTTCAGGTGGCCACTGCTGTGTGGCTTCTGCTCTGACTCCATTGCCGCTGCTGTAAGCGATGGGGTTTTCCTCGTGTACTCCGCTGGGTAAGCCCCCTCCTTGCCAAGATGCGCTGTTGGTGTCGGCCACGGATTCAAAAGCACCTCGACCTCCAATCGCCTCTTCGGGTTTCCAGCTTGCAACTCCTTCTGCGATGCGCCGTTCGCTGAACTTACCCGCACTGTCGGCCAAGATTTCGGCTCCTGATAAATTGCCACCGCAATTGGGTTTACTTGTTCTCTCAGATTTGCTGGCCGCGTCCTGCCTTTGCGCTGTGTTGTTGCTTGTCGAGCAAGCGCCTCCTCTGACCTCTGTGGAAGATAATCCATAGTGTTCGGAGTTGCCCAAGTCAAGTCTTGAGCCACCTGAGTCTCTAGGTTTGGATATTTCGCATTTGCTGTATTCTCGGTTATCTGAGCCGCCATTGCACTGCAAGCCCTTGGAGTCGCCCATGATGTAGACTCGCTTTCTCTGGTGAGGTGCGCCGACTTCACGCGCTGAGAATATTCCCCACGTTGCTCTGTAACCATCTTCTTCCAAATCGCTGATGACTGAGGAGAGTCCAAGCGATATGTGTCCCTCGACGTTTTCAAAGAAGCACTGAACAGGTCTAATTGATTCGATGTGTCGCCGTATAAATGGCCACAAGTGTCTTGGGTCATCGGTTCCCTTTCGCTGTCCTGCTGCTGAAAACGGCTGGCACGGATAACCTCCAGTGATGAGGTCAACGCGGTCTCGAAAGAGGTGCGCTGGGAAGGTTTTAAGATCCGTGTAAATAGGTGCGGGAGGTAACTGCCCTGCTTCCATCTTGTTGACCAAGTTCGCAATAGCGAAGGCCTCGATCTCCACATAAGCGATGACTCGATGTTCAAACCCCGCAAGGTCAAGTCCTCTTTCGATTCCACCATATCCTGCGCAAAACGCGATGACAGTGGGTAATTCTTTGGTAGTATCCACATTATCTTTCCTATGGCTCGGCAAGCCTCGCCCGTTATTATTGTAAATATGTATTTAAATATACATTTCTTTAGGTGTTATAACCCTTTTACGGCTACAAACCGTAAATTCAAGAACTAAGGGCCAAAGCGACTTAGCGGTTAAAACAATGTCTGTATCGTATCGCCAAACTATCCTTTGATAACAACCGAGTTATCGCAGGGGCTACGTGCGGAGGGTCAACCGCGTCTATGGCATTCTATTAGGGAATTCGCCACCCGAAGGGCCATGTCAATTCATGGCTGCTCTAGCCCAAACATTGTTTGCAAAAAAAGAAAGGGAGATCTGATGTACAGTAACGTACAGTATGATAAACTTGCCTTTCTTGTTACTCGCACAGCAAGTATCCCTCATCAGTAGGGTAAAGTAAAGCCCCCGTAAAAGGGGGTTTTCTTTTATCTGTCTCCCAGCTTACAGAACTGATCTAAGCTCATTCCAAATATCTCGCATAGCTTCTCAAGGGTGTGCAGCTTCATGTTCTCCTGTTTGCGCCACTGGAATACACGCTGGCGGCTTACACACATCATGGTCGATAGTTGGTTACTGTTAATGTTGTTTAACTCCTGAGCGACTCTCAGGCATCTTCCTGCGTTTGTCATTTTCAAATCCTATGTTATCTTAATTGGGCAGGGTTCCCCCTACCTTGCTCTCCTATGGTTTCCCCCCGAAAGCACTTGTGCCGTAGGGGGGTTTTTTACATCAGAAGGGGATGTCTTCGTCCAACTCTTCAATTGACATAGCAGCCACAGCCGGTGCAGCAGCAGCGCCATCAGTATAAAAGACCTTCACATTACCAAGGATAGGCGTTTGATACTTAGCTTCACGTTCTTCTTTGGTTAGGCTCTGGCTGATAAAGCCATTGTTTTCGTACTGATCTTGCTGTTCAGTGTCCACAAACGTAGTCAGGTCAAGGTAAGTTCCCTTCGCACCCTTATACAGTCGTGACTTGTCAATCTTAGTTACGTCGATTCTTACAGATATTCCTACTTTCATTTGGCTTTCTCCACTTCGGTTTTTATTACATTAACGGCCTTGGTTACTTCCTCAGCCAGCTTTGCGATGTATTCCTCATCGCGTTCAACCCTCACTAAAACGTGAGGCATTTCTGGGTGGTAGGCAAAGAAGTCCCACCACTGTCTCCCAGTAACCCACATGCAGCCCTGTATCTGCTGCCAATACTTATTTACTCCTGCCTGATTGTCACGCATATAACCAACGTGCGTATCAGGGGCAGGGCACTTTATCTCCAAACCGCCTTCAGAACCTATAAGCGCATCAGGTGAACAACCATAACTGAAGGTAGGGTCAACAATAAACCCAACCTCCAGAGTGTCGTTGCCAGATATAAACTCGTAAGCCTCTCGCGCATCTGGCTCAAGCTCCGTTCCTCGCTCCATCCAAGGTGTCGTAAAAAACGGCTTTGAGCGACCTGTAAGGCGTTCTGCGATTAACTCATTGATGTACCCATCAGCAGAGCTAGAAGGCTTCCCAGAGTTCGTTATAAGCCTAGAAAAGCAGCTTGCAGAAGGCTTACCCAATCGTGCGGCAAGCCATTCCTCAGTCCCTTGCTCATGGTCTAAGATAATCACTTCTTAGCCTCAAGCGCGGCAACTGCTTTGTCGTAATGCACAGCCAGAACTTGATCAACCGAATCAACCTTCAGCCACTTGCAGAACTTGGCAACATCTGCGCCAGTTTCCTCCAGCAAGGTTTTGATGTGTGAAGATTGATAATCACTTAAAGGCTT